GTCTCATAATGCCCCCTTCCTCCTGTTAGCTGACAATGTTTGCCAAATTTCAGAAACCCGAATTTCGTGTTGACGTTCGTTGTTCAAAAGATGGAATTCTTTGTAATTTTTAACCCACTCATCTACTGCTTGCGCGTACTCATCACTTGCTTCTGCTTTTGCTTCTCTTTCCGCTACCGTACCGCTAGACAACAAAAATATCTTTGCCTTTACTTGTTTTAAATTCATCTCGCTGCGTTTTAGCTCGCCGCCTAGCTCTGCGTGTTGCTGGTCTGTTTTGCTTAAAACGATTAGAGCTTTTTCTACTCTTGATTCATCCAATTTGTCTAGATTCATTTCCACTCTCCATTTTTATTTTTTTATTATTAGCTTGTTCTTTGTGAGTAGCCCACCTGCAATTTTCTGGCTCATAATTTCCATATGGGTTAATTCTGTCTAAACTATGATTTGCAGGACGTTCATTCATGTCATTAAAAAAATTTTCAAAAGAATTTTTCCATCTGTCACAAACCGTTATTCCAACAGCACCATATCTTTTATATTCTTTATGAGAAACACAATAACATCTGTCTTTCATCGCTCGCCATGAGTTATAAGTTTTTGTTTTTGACTTTCCATGAATTAACATTCGTTCTCTTAAAGTTTTTCTTGATGATTTACAGCCGCAACTTTTTGAATTGCCTTTTTTTAAATTTCCAGACAAAACTGCAACTTCATTTCCGCAACTGCATTTACATTTCCAAAAATTGTAATACCCCGATCTGGAACTTTTAAAAATTTTATGAGAAAAAGAAATAACAATTAAATCGCCAAAAATTTTTCCTGTTAAATCAATCATAGCCATTTCCCATATTCTCCTTTTGATCCTTTGTTCCATTGTTCTCGGCAATCATGTTCTAGTTTTTTATATGCAACTTCACCACGCTCTTTTTTTACTTCAGCAAGGTAATCCAGCATCTTCTGTCTGTCGTTTACCCTAATCTTTAAAACGTGCCTGACTTCACAGCGGTGTCGTTCTTCTTCAAAAAATTCGTTCATGCCATTTGCCTGATCTTGTCTGCAATACGCTTGCGTAATTCTGACCAACCTTCACCAGCAAGCGGAGTCACGCCTACTTCCCTAGCCTTTTTCATGGTTAATTGCTCGTCTGAATACCAAGGCAAAGAAGGCGGCGCTTTTTCTTTTATCTCTATCTCGTCCTCCCATCGCGCCTGATTTAGCCAAGTAGAAGCATGGGGAATAAATTCCTGATCCGTCTCTTTTGCTTTCCAGTATTTAATATGGTTCGGCAAAGCCTCTAGCGCAGCTTCTTGCTCATGCGCTGGCAGCCGCATAAATGCCTTCTCGCTGTCGCGCTTCTTTATTTTTCTTGGGTAAAGTTTCCAGAATTCATCAAATGACATTTCTGTCTCCATAGATTGATCGATATAGACGGTCTAAATCGGCCTTAGAAGCCTTTTTCTTGGTTTTGTAGATACTTGGTGTCTCTCTGTCTTTGCAGGCCTTACAGCGCCATCCACGCATACTGCCGGGCACTTTGTAGCCGCCTGCTTCTTCTTGATGCTTTTGGCAGGTAGTGCAAAACCGCATGATTTAATCCTCTAAATTTCTTGCCACCATCATTGCGTCTGCGATTTCATAAGCTATGCCGCTGACCAATCTAGGTAAAACATCAGGATTCCTCAACTCTTTGACGGTTTTATTAATGTCCTTATTGCTTATTAAAGCTTGCATAGCTTTAGCCGCAAAATAATCCCGCAAGTCCATACCTTCTTCTCTATGCGTACGGAATGCTTTCATAATTGCCTCCTGTAACTATAAGTTAAGACAGCCTAATTGTTGTGTCAAGCGTTATTTCTCTCTGTTATTTATTTAAATTTAGGGAATAGGCAAGCCAAAGAAGTGATCTCCCACCTCTTCAGCCACTTTGGTTAAGTCTGTAAAGTAAAGTCTAAAGCTACTGCCCCCGAAGGATTGCGTTCAATTTCCAGAGCGACGATTTCGGATCGCCTAGCCGCCAATATCACTTGTTTGCTCTGTTCCTAGAGTACCCGCAATAAGTCTCTGCGCCGGCTTGCCAGTAAGCGCATTCGGTTTTCTTGGTAGCTTCCCCGAACATGGGAACATTGCTGACGCGACCAGTACGGTCTAGACGCAAAAAAGCCCTTAAAGTCTTGGCTCTCGCGTGTGTGGGCACGGCTTCCTCTGGCAGGAGGAGAGAACCAAAGCTTTAAGGGCTTCAGTCTTTATCTATGCCCACACATAGACGGCTTGAATATAACCGTTATGTGCAGGCTTGTAAAGTGTTGATACTCGCTGCGTCTGTTATCCAGCATCCGCTTTCTCAACATAGATAGGCAAGCTGCATTCGCCTGCTGGCCGGTTGCACCATGCACCTGTCACCCTTGACTTGCCTATGTATCTTGAGAAAAGACCCCCCGGTTAAGGGGGGAAAAAGGCTCACGTTTGGAGACCGCTTCATAAGAAGCGATTTCACTTTACCTCAGGCCAAACAATTTTCCAATCCATCGGGAATAATTTTTTCCTGCATAACTCGCCGTTACTCGCCTTTTCTATCTCTGCGGCAAGAAACATCTTTTTGTCCGTAGGCATACCGTATTTGCGCCAACCGCACACAGCAGGAGGCGAAATCCTTAGCTTTTTGGCTACAGCAGTCACACCGCCGAGCAAATCAATAATCTGGCTATCTGTCATCATTAAGCTAGTTTAATAAATTTTGCTTGCTTGTGCAATTAAGTTCGCTTAATATCTTCTTGCCGTTTGGCATTTATCTGGAGACTTTACCTATGGACGAACAATCTAGAGCTATGCAGGAAATCGAGGAAAGGTTAGAAGATGTTTTGTATAAAGTGCAACATCTACTGACTCAAGATGAAATGTCTTTACTCTGCTGGGCTTGCGGTAAATCTAACTTAATCAAGGAAAATCATGTATCTCACAACTCAAAAATCTAATACGACAAACTTTAAACCTGTGCCTGCTGGAACTTATTTAGGCCGCCTTTATAAGCTGGTAGATATTGGAACTCAGCAGGGCGAATGGCAGGGAAAGGTGACTTACCAGCGCAAAGTAATTTTTCATTTTGAGCTATTTGGCGAAGATGATTTCGGCAATCCGCTTCTGCGCGATGATGGAAAGCCTTTCATCATTACAAAATACTACAACCGCACGTTGAATGAAAAATCAACGCTGCGAAAGCATTTGCAAGCATGGTTGAAGATTGATTTTGACAAGCTAGAAAACCCCTTTAAGGCCGAAGATCTGCTCGGAAAATTTGCAACGGTTAGTGTCAGTCAATACGAAGGCAAAAACGGCGACATGAAATCATCTATTGACAGCCTTTCCGCTGTTCCTGCGATGGTGTCAAAACATGGATTGCCAGAAGGAATTAATGAGATATTCATGTTTGACCTAGACAAGTTTGACAGCGAGAAATTTGCCAAATTGTCAGACGGTGTAAAAGGCATGATCCAGCAGTCTCCAGAATATCGAGGCTTGATGCAAAAGCCAGAAAACAAACAAGAACAGTCCGAGAGCAAGCAGGAAGATTTCTCCGACGATATGAACGATCCGATTCCTTTCTAAGGGGAAATTATGAAATGCAACGAATGCAAATACTGGATAGACCAAGGCTACATGGGTAGCTGCAAGCGTTATCCAGTTACCGAGACAAAAGCAGCGCAGGATTGGTGCGGAGAATACGTCGCTAAGACTGTGCTGACGCTGCCTGTGGTCACGACGGAGGAACTTGTGGAGGCTTTCCCAACCATCCGTAAAAAACCCGGCAGGCCGCCCAAGGAGGAAACATGAGCCACTGGTATGCGCGTGACGGTGCGCCCAGATACACCGTTATAGGAACCAACGGCAAGGAACGGGCTACAACGCTTAGAGACGCGAAAAAGCTTGATCTTGTGCCTTCGGTTACCACAGTCCTGTCCGTAGCCGCTAAGCCCGGTTTAATCAACTGGATGCAGGAACAAATGTTGTTGGCAGCTCTGACCTTGCCGAGGAAGGAAGATGAGCCAGAGGCCGATTGGCTGGCCAGAGTAAAGGAGGATGGGAAAGCCCAAGCCAAAGCCGCAGCAGATCGCGGAACCGATATGCACAACCAAATCGAGGGCGTATTTAACGGCAAACAATCGGCCATGTTTGCCCATAAAGTCTATGACGCGGTGAATGCAGAGTTTGGCCAGCAGCCTTGGATTACAGAGCAATCATTTGCCTGCGAGCTAGGTTTTGGCGGCAAAGTTGACCTGTACAGCCCTGCCGGTATCGTTATCGACTTCAAAACCAAGGATAAGGTTGACGACAAAACGGACGTATATGACGAACACGCTATGCAACTAGCGGCTTACAGGATCGGGCTGAATGTTCCTAGCGCCATCTGCGCAAACGTGTTTGTGGATATGGACGGAAACGTCAAAATTATTAGGCACGAAGAAGCCGAAATTAAGAAAGCTTCCGATATGTTTATGGCACTGCTTTCCTTTTATAGAATAAAAAACAACATTTAAGCTTTCGGCCGGTTAGCAAAAATGCCACTCTCCCCCGGCGCTAACCGGCTTTTTTATGCCTCAACTAAAAATAATTA